ACCCACATACTATAAGAATATCCTCAGCTAAGTTATCGTTTATAGACCACACGATTCGTACGACAGCGCACGAATTGATTCACATGAGACTGTATATAAAAGGCAGTAAGTCTTGGGATAAGCACGATGACCAATTTAATGAACTATCTCACAAAGTAGCCACCCAATTAGGTTACGACCCAAAGGAACTGTAATGGCACAACCAGCTTGTAGTGAAAAAGAATTTGTAGAGTTATTTAAACTTCACCGATCTCCTAAAATAGTAGCTGAAATCTTAAAAATAAGCGAAAGAAGCGTTCACAGCAGAAAAAAAAGATTAGAACAAGTTTTTGGAGTGACTCTTGAATCTAACGATAATCGGGGCAGACCTAAATTTACTATCCCAGAAAACAAGATGCGCTGTGAGTATGAGTTAAAGAACGGCATCATTATGGTAGGTTCTGACTGCCACTATAACCCTAACTACATCACTACAGCTCATCGTGCTTTTGTATATCTTACGAAACAGTTGAAGCCTAACATGATCGTGCTAAATGGTGACCTATTTGACTTTGCTCAGATTAGTCAACATCACAGAATAGGCTTTCAACAGCACCCAACAGTCCAGCAAGAGCTAGAAGAAGTTCAGAATAGACTTGGTGATATTGAAAAGGTTAGACCAGCTGGATGTATATTGCACCGCACCATTGGTAACCATGACCTTAGATTTGATGGCAAATTATCTAATGTTTTACCCCAGTATGAAGGTGTTAAGGGTATGTGTTTAGATGACCATCTCCCTGGCTGGTCTAGCAGTTGGTCTGTGGTTGTCAACGGCAATACAATGATTAAGCACCGTTGGCACAATGGTATCCATGCTGTATATAACAACATACTCAAGGGTGGTATGAGTATGGTCACAGGCCATCTACACAGTTTAAAGGTTACACCGTGGACTAATTACCGTGGCGATCTCTACGGTGTTGATACTGGCATGATGGCAGCAGTTAAAGATGATCAATTCTTATATCACGAAGATGCTTCAGTCAACTGGAGAGCTGGGTTTGCCATACTAACCTATATCAATGGTCATTTGATGCCACCTGAGCTATGTCAAGTGATTAATGAAGATGAAGGCTTAGTGTTCTTTAGAGGCCAGTTGCTTACTGTTTAAATGGGTGTAATTGGGTGAATTAATGGGTGTATACAGTATATAGCCCTGCCATATACATCAAAACTGCTACAAGCTCCACCACGAGCAAAGCGTTATCCCTGTATAGGTAACCTTGGACTGTCCATAAAAAACTACCCACAAGCCCGAAAAACAGGTTTAGTGGGTATACATTCAAGCTGGTTAGAGCGATACCTATTAAACATAGGATAGTGCCGCTCCATCTAATCATCTTTGATTTGCTAAAAACTCTGCCATGGTCTTTCTAATGGCTTCTCTGATTACTGCTAATTCTTCTTCTGACAAAGTAAAGTCTTTTCCTAAGTTCATTTTTTACCCCCTTTTTTATCGCGGAGGGTAATTATAGGCCTACAGATATTTAGTTTGCAAGTCTTGTTTATTTGTTCACATCCCCAGTAAAGTGTTCAGGATACTTTAAGATAGGTGAATCAAGGCTTTTCTTAAAATATTCAACCTGTGTGTACAGGCCTTCAACATCTTCGCTACCTATTGTGGCACCACCATACGCATACGGATGCCCATCTCTGTCGTAGTACACTTCGGAAAGTTCAAAGTATTCGTTGCCCATCTCATCAACCGTGCTAACTATTCTATGGTTCCATGTCATTTTTCATGCACCTTTCCATAAACTTGTTGTGCTACCTTTAAAACAAATTGCAAATCTTTTAGGGTTAACTGCCCCATAAGTTGAAATATCTTCATAACAGCAATATCGTTATCAAGTGGCTCAGGTTTAACTAAAGTTTCAATCATTTTTTAGGGTCTTTCGCAGGCACGTTGCTGATGCGGCATTGCGCACCGTAATCACCAATACGGAACATACCTAACACTTCACAGTCAGCAACGATGTTGTTGTAAGTGATTAGCTTACCCAGGCCAAAGCCTATTGCAAACATAACCATCCAAGTAATAAAGTTCTTCTTTGTGTGTTCTACAATTTCTTTCATAGTTTCTTCTCCATTGTTTCATCCATAAGTTCATAACCAATATCAGATCCCCATAAGTGACTAGAGAAATGATGTCCCTTGACCTTGCTTACATAACCAGAGTGATGCTCAGGCATAAAGAAATGTGATGGATATACGGTTAAATTAGCTTGACCTTTAAAAAATACCTCAGTGACCAGAGCTGGGCCAGTGATCATCCACGCTAGTTTCTGTTCAGTACAGTCCTTGGTAGCTACAGCATCAATGCACATCTTCCAAACTTCTGCTTTTGGAACGCCACCAATAATAGTGTTGGCTATAAGGTTGTTCCTAACAATTTCCTGTTCCCAACAAGCAAACGCTTCACATTTAAGCAACCAGTTCTCTAATGGATTAACGCAGTAGGTATCAGCATCAATATAGATACCGCCATGTTCGTAAAGGATTTCATAACGCATCACATCACTAGCGCCAGCATAATCTTTCTTGATAAGCATGTCATGGAGTTGACGATAGTTCTTCCAATAAGTGCCTTCAACCTGATCATTACCCCAAACAGTTATTTCATAGTCTGGATTCTTTTTAATCCACGTATTTATACAGGCAACTGGCTTCTTGGATTGATCACCTATCCATATAAAGTGTATTTTTTTTGGAATCACATGCTACCTTTTTTAATAAAATCAGTTGGTTTGTATACTCTTCGCTCTTTTAAATTACCTCCGAGTAACCATACTACATGCACATTACCATCAACAATAGTCCAACAGCCCTCAACATAAGCTTTGTCAGTCCATGTGTATGCGTGTTTTAATGAAGTATATAAGCCATTTTCAGCCTTACATTGCTGCCCAGTTAAGGTAATCTCGCCATTAGCTATGTTGGGCATTATCCATGTTTCGGCTTTAACAGCAGCTGCATAAGCAATCATCCACACTACTACTAAACCACCTATTACATATCTACATTTCATTGTTTACCCTTTCGTTCCTTGGCGTTTTGCAAACATTTAGCACAACTCCAACGTTTAACAAGCCCCTTGTTGGAAACAATCCACTCGCCACCCATGGGGTTCTTCATCATTCGGCATGACGTACACCACTTGTTTTGATCACTCACCCTTCTTTGTTCTCCGTCTGATAGCTGGTAACCCAGCTTCTTGTTTAGGTTTACGTGCCGCTATCATGGCATCTGCAACTGTATAGGCATCTTCAGCTACGCCAAGAGGTAATCTATACCCGCTGTCTTCGTAATCCACCCTTAATAATGCTTGCATAGCAAACATAGCAAAGCAATCTCTCAAGTCTTCTTCACTCATTAATGCACCTCTTTCATCACTCGTTTTATTCTTCTCTGTGCATTGCCATAGGATTTACGAAAAGCATAGACTGCCTTTTCCTCTTCCATCCCAGCTTCAACCGCAATCGTAGCCAGGACCATGCTCACAGCAGATAGAATCACAGCAGTATCAGTATTAGCCTTGGTAGCCAAAAACTGGAATACCTCAATTGCTATGTCTCTTGTTGGGTCTTCTTTCATTTCATCTCCAATGCTTCTATTTGTTCAGACAAAATGTCACCCAAATCACGCTTCTTAACAGCAATCATTTGAGCTTCTGGTGAGTCATAAATTACTTTGGCAGCATCTTTGAGACCTTTGTTGTAACCACTTTTAAATGTATCTCCACCACTTAGCATGTTGATAACAGCATCACGGATTAACTCAGAGGCCTTACGGTCTTTGGCTAGATCACGTAACTTCTTTACATGCTCCTCTGGTAAATACACCGAGTAAGGTACTAGTTTCTTTTCCATTCGTTATATTCCTTAACTAGTTGTTTCATAAGTTGCTGGGCTTGAACATTTGTTTTAAGCTCGGCACGAGATTGAATACACAGATAGGTTCTTAACCAGTCAGTAGCTTCTTTCTCGTTCTCTTCAAATATCTGGGCATCGTCATAGAGATACTTCCAGAACTGCGTATCCTTGCTGAACATGCCAGCTATACGGATTAGCTTATCGCCTTCAAACTCAGCTTCTCGGTTCATTGGTTGCTCGTTGCCATCAATCCTGACCATGGCCACGCCATACCGCGCCCCAACAAAATCCCTGAGAAGGGTCTCAGGAATATCATCAGGATGGATGGATAGCGTTAGCACATAGCCAGTCTTATCTTGCTTGATAGCGACCTTGACGCCCTCAAAACTTACCTTATTCATCTGTTTTCTAAGTAACGAATGATGATTTTTTGCTCATTAACGGTAGCCTCTAGCAAGTCACAATCTACGTAGGCTTTAGCTAATGCGTTCTGTAGCTTCTGACATAGATCCTGCCAGTCCACCTTTTGCTCTTTAGCATCCCACTGGTCTAGTTGCTTCTCAAGAGAAACGGCTGGAGTTTTTTTACGTGGGGTCTTATCTTTTGCACCTATAGTTCTAGCCATGTTTATCTCCTTAGTATGGTAAGTCGCTGTCTTTTTTAACCCATGGCTCAGATGCCGCTAGGGATAGATAATCCTTGCCTGACTTAGCCTGTTTAGACCAAGCAGCCAAAGAGATCTTGACCAAAGGACCATCCATCTTATCCATCTGCTGAATGATGAAAGTCTTATCTAGATGTATGTCACCACGCCAGTCTGGTTGGTTATCTGATTGTTTCTGTTCGTTTACAAACATTGCGCCGCTATTTGGTTTTTGTTCAAAAGCCATGATTACTCCTTAGTTAGTTGGTTTTTTGCTTCTGTGAATAACGCCATTAATTCTTTAAAGAACACGGCATCGGTGGTTTTTACTGCATCAAATAAAACTTTGTTCTTCTTGAAGATGTGCATAACGTCTTCTTCTGAAGAAGATACGGCTAGTAGAACCTTGGCTGATTCCTTGATGTTGGCTAACCATTGAGGGACATCTAGCTCTGACTCAGGGATTCCTGGTGCCACAATCTGGAACTGACCCTTTTGGCCAGTGATTGGCTTAGGTCCAATTGTTTTTAAGTTCTCATCAACAGGGTATCCATTAACAGTTTTAATCACTGGTTTGGGTGTAACAGGTGTTACAGTTGTTTTCTCATTACCCATGGTTGCATCCAAGGCATCATGCTCAACAATCTCAAAAGCATTAGTCCATAGATAACGGCGTAGGTAAGTCTGAACCGCACCTAGATTCTGCACATCATGGCAACCTTTGAGGGCAGCTGAAGACATAGGAGAAGTGAATGTAACAAAGTTACTGTCACCACCGTCTGTGTCATAGATGGTTAAATAAGCCATGTCAGGATTGAATGACACGACACCGCACAAGCCTACCTTCTGGCAGATATTCTGAATAGAGGGCAAAAAGTCCCCCAATTCAAAGTATTCATACCCAGCAAACTTGTTCTTCCCTGACTTAGAAAGCTTTGTATTCTGTAACTGAATACGTGCATCCTGTAGTTTTTTGTATACGCTCATCCTAAGCACTCCAAATATTGATCAGCTAATTTACATGCAACGACATAAATAGCTTCGTGTGCTTCGTAATTATTTAATGCCAAGTCTGCTGGTAAAAAATCAAAAACAGCCTGATTGCTACCAGCCAATGCCACCATAAAGTCGTAAATCATTTCTTGTCTAGTTTTCATATCATCCCTCTAACTTTGCGGCTTTAGTAAAGTAAGCACCTAACTTAGCCTTGATTAAATTAATATCATCCCAATAAGCAGTGGTTTTGGTTTCAAGCATCGGCTTAACTTTTAGCTTGCGAATAAGAAATTCTTTGCTGATATTAATGCCAAGCTCTTCGCTGACTAAACCAGTTACCATTGGTGCATGTTTTAATTCTTTCTTTCTCATACTTCCTCCTTAAGATTTAAATAATCCCTGTACTGTTGGCAGTACTGGGAAACTGAACAGAAGTTTGCACAGCGAGTGCGCTCCCCTGGCCTTACTTCAATGATGAAATTGGACTTCGGATCCTTCTCAACGAAGAGCTTGACAGCCTCTTCTGCTAAGGCTTCAGTCTCATACAATGCCTTGGCTTTGATATTGCCTTCCTTCTTGACAGCCCAAACCGTTGGCTTCTCCCACATCTCAGTCGGGGTGCAGTCTGGTAAGTCGCCTTCTGTTTCTATGGCGAACTCACAAGCACTATGCAAAGCTACCCTTTTAGAGATAAACTGTTCACGTTCCTCAAACGTCCACAGTTTGATTGGGATTTCTTTGACTGGAGCTTCTGGATAGCCCTCTTTCGTAGCCGCCTCTCGGCGACTCCAATCACGGATTAAACCCACAATACCCACAGAACTAACGGTTTGCTTCTTAGCACGTTCAATTAACCATGCGTAGATGTTGAGTTGCTGTTCCCACTCAATCTTCTCGTTCATCATTGCCCATGCAGATGTGGTCTTGTAGTCACGAATATCAATCGTGCCGTCAGAATTCACAATCTGTAGGTCAATAGCGCCTGAGATGTGCCAACCGTCATGCTCTACGTGGATACGCTGTTCCACCACGTGATTTCCATCTTTGCCATGCTCAAGAATGTTGTGCATCGCTGAACCAAACAATGACCAAATCATGTCAGCCACGTCCTGTTCTAGTTCCTCATCAAACTTCTTGGTCAAAGCAACGATCTTTGGGCTATTCAACAGCTGAGTAGCTGAGATATTAGCCTTACCTTTACTGTACGTAGGGCGTTCCAAGACATTCATAAACGTCTGTGGGATACCATACTTATTAGTTAGTTTCATTCAATCCCCCTTTCAACAAAAGCTTTTGCACACCGCATAGCCACAACCAACACAGCCAATGGCAATAGAACAGCGGTCACTAAGCCGACAATAATTCTCATGCTGGAAACTCCTTATTTAATTGACTCTGGGACATGACATAGCCTTCGCCATGGCCTTTGTCTTTGATGTTTTCATCTACAAACAACTTACTTTTTGAAACCCAACCCACAATATCGCCACCTTTGTCATCAACAATGACTAGGATGTAGGTATCACAAGGGGCTTCAGCCTTTTTCAACGTAGCTAGTAGATGACCATTCTTGTAACGAGTGGTCTTAACATCAATTTTTTTCCCATTCTTAATCAGGTCAGCACCGCCACTGCGGATACCAACAGTCAAATCTGGAAATACATTTAAATGTTTGGCAACACAAAGCTCACCTATCATGCCGTCAACATCTATATCCCATGGGTCTTGCGTACCCATCTGTCTGTCAACAACCTTGTTAGATGCAGCTGTTCTGCGCATGACACCAATCGTCTTGCAAATAAGCAATTCGTGTGGCGTTAAATCAATCCTCATTGTTCCCCCTAGCAGTTGAGCCTCCATATTATGACCAGTTGCAAATCATGTCAATAGGTTATACCAAAATAGTTTCACCTGTTGTATTTATGTTGTAACAATGTTACAGTACGGCATGCACATTCAACTTCAACTACCCTACCCTCCCAGTGTTAATCACTACTGGGGTCAATCAGGCAACCAAAGGTTCATTGGCAAGAAGGGTAAAGAGTTCCGCGCTAAGGTCATGGATGCGGTCAATGAGGCTGGAATACAGGCCCTAGAAGGCCGTTTAGCGGTCCATATAGCACTCTTCCCTCCCGATAGGCGTAAAAGGGACGTAGACAACGTTTTAAAGAGTTTGCTGGATGCTTGTGAGCATGCTGGATGCTATGAGAACGATAACCAGATAGATGAATTACACATAATTCGCCAGGAAATAATTCCTGGGGGTGGTTGCACAATAGTCATTTTGCCTATAGACTGATCGTGTAGTTTCCTTGAAGTGAGAGTGGTTTAGGGGGGTCTTGAACCCCCCCTTTTTTTACAGTCCAGCTCTCTTACGATACTCAATCACATCCTTCAGAATCTCGTTCTTCTTATTCTGATAGAAAGTAATTCTTTCTCGTTTTTCTGCACCAGTTAACTTATCTCCTGGCAAGTCACCAACTCTACGGATCTCAGCGTTTAATTGTTTCAAGCCTTGTTCCACACCGTTGGTGTAACCGTATGCCTTGAATAAAGCCTCATTCTCGCTGCGATACTTCTTGCCTTCCTCAGTTCTACCCTTCTTCATCAAGTCAATGTAGGTGTTGTAAACCTTGGTAGAACGATCTTTAAGATCGTAATAGATGTCTTCTGGACCACGAGGCACGGGAGCTGATACAAACGCACCGTATAGAGGATTAGCGCTGGCATTAGGCTCTACTCGGTCACCAGAGAATAAGTTAGATCCCCACATGACTGAAGCACCCACAGTACCTAGCAAGCTCTTCATCAAGTGGTCAGCCTCAATTGGGTTTAATACACCGAATGTACCCTTGCTGATAACCTTACCCAACTCAGATGTGCTGGCTGTGTATTGACGGAAAGCTTCTAAATTTTCCATACCTTTTGGTGTCAATGAACCGCCTGTAAAGAAGTTTCTATTCAAAGCAATCTCTAAGAACGGCTTAACACCAGTAGGAGTTACGTTAGGGCCAAGCAACGCATCAACCGCAGCCTCACGCATCGCTGTTCTTAAACGCTGGTTATCCACATTGTTCTTAGTTCCTTCGTTCATAATCTTGTTGTATAGCAACTCAGGCATAGATTTAAAGAAGAAGCTGGCTGAGGTGTGCATAGGAATCTTGACAGAGTTTTCCATGCCAACTAGCTTGGTCAATGACTTAGGAATGATGAAGTTTCTGACTTTAGTTTGGTCATCCATCTTCTGGTATTCCTCATCATCGCCTACAGCAAAAGCGTAAAGTAATGACAAGCCAGCCAAAATTGCACCAGTCTTAACGAACTGAGCAAATACCTTAGAGCGTTCCTTACCTTTTAGACCGCCACCAGCCATAGACTGAGCCAATACATCCACTGATTGGGCGTAGGCGTTCATAAACGATACGGTTCTAGTCAAGAACTGGGCATGCTTTGCACTACCGTGTTTCAAAAAGTCAATGACGTTATTTGCCTGAATTAACGCTTGCATCTCATCACCAGTCTCTTTCAAGACTTGTTTATAGACGGCGCGGCGTTGGGCGTAGTCAGAAGCATCACCAATGTGGTCTAGGATTTTCATCATTCTTGCAAATGGTGAACGGCCAATTAAACCAATTTGGAGCTTTAACTCTTTCTCTGGAGTTCTAGCAGATGACTGATAGCCACCTATACCAGCAGACTTCATCAACTTAACGATTGGGTCATTAGGATTTAGGGCTGCCACAAAGCTAGCAAATGTCTTACCCCATACGGCAAATGGATTCTTCACACCAGATACCCATGCAGCTGTCGGAGCATCCATGAATAACTGTTTAATTTGGAAGATTGGAAAGGTTGTAATACCTCTGCGTAAGCCGTTGGCCATCATGCCTAAGACGTTATACATCGGTATCTCAATAGACTCCATACCAAGAACTGCCTCAGCAATCAGTGGGTCTTTTATTTCAATCACAATCCTACGGCCGTTTGCCAAGATGTTGGCACGAACAGCACCGTCTGCCATAACGCCTTCTTTAGGGAATACTTTAATCTTACCCTTGTCGTTACGGGTCGCATACTCCATAGCGATACGATTGGCAGCGTAGTTACGAATAGAGTTACGGGTAGTCATCATAACGTTGTGAATCATGTTATCCACGATGTCATCAATGTCTTTATCTGTAGCACCCTTCTTAAACTTCTTCTCTTTACCTACGTTGGTCAAGCCACTAACACCAGAAGATACTGGGTCATGTGGGTCTGCCATCTCGTCCTGGATACGATACCAAGGTACATAATCCTCAATCTCACGAAGTTGTGCGGCACGTTTACTGCTGATAATTCCAGAGAATTCCATGTTGTCAATCATGTTCTGATTAACAGCTGTCCAGTTTTTCATCATGGCACGTAGCTCAGGGAACTTCTTCTCCATGGCGATAAAGTCATCAATGGCCTCATCAGTCATATTGACCTTATCCATTGCCACACCTACTCGCTCTAACGCTTCTCTAGAGGCAACCATGTCTTTGTATAGCTGGTCTTTCTCTTCAGTCTCTACGGCAGCTTCAAACTTCTGTTTTAAGGTTTCGTACTCAGCCTGGCGGTTGTAGAATTCATTCTGAATACTGCGTGAACGCTTGGCTTCAAAGAAGCTGTTAATTAGATTGCTGGCTCGCTGCTCACCTAACTGTTTGACAAGTTTAGCTTTTTCACTAACCACGTTAGCCAATGAATATTTGCTGTCATAGGCTACGAACTGTTGCAACACTGGATCAAACCTTAAGCCGCCATGTGTTACCACTTGAGTAGCTACGTGACCAGCATGCAAGGCATTGGTCAAGGCAATAGAGGCAATAGCAAAATTGTTACCGTCACGTAACTGTCCTTGATATTTCTTAAGATCAGCCAACTCTAAACCAGTACCGAACCAAACGTTTTTATTACGGGCATAGGTTACAGCACGGTCTACTGAACCAACCATCTTAGATGCTTCAAGCTTTGGATTTTCTCTTAAACGTTGGCGGTAACCCTTAAAGTCTTCAACCTTGTCAAGCATTGTTTGTTTGACTGAATCAGATGGGTGTAGCGGAGTATCAGGTCTCTCGTGGCGGTCTAACAACTCATCCACATCTTCTACCTGATTAAGGAATACAAATTTCTCATCCGTTTTCTTAAGGTAATCAGCCAACATCGTATCTGTCATCTGACCTGACTCGCCCTTCATCAAGCGGTCAAACTCACGGTGAACAGAGTAACGGTTATCAAACCCAAATACATTCTTCAATGCTTCAAGAATCTTCTGAACACCCTTAACGAATCTAGCCCATGGCGTGCCAAGCTGAGACTTCATCAATTTCTCACCATTCACGGCCCAGAACTCTGATGGGTTCATGTATTGATAGAAAGAAAGGTCAGGTAATCTGGCTGTAGCCTTACGGAAGTTATCTTTGGTTGGGTTCTCAACGTAATCTAGGACTGCATTGAAGAACTCTTGTGACTTCTCATCTGTATGCTTCTTCATGGCTTTTGCCACTGCATCCGCCCAAGCATTAACAAGAGCAATCTGTGCCTCTGGAGTCATCATCTGCTCAAGTGAGTGCATGATTTCGTGGCGCATTGTCTCGTCTTGAGTAACGCTGAATGGGTTCTTGTAGATAGATACAAGACGGTCAATCGGATTGAAGCTACCTTCTACACCAGCTACTTTGCCAGCTCTTACAGATAACTTGAGGCCTTCTAAGAATGATGGATACTTTTTGTGAAGTTCATCAATAACAGCCATGGTCTCAGGCATAAGGTTACCCTTAGCCAATTCCTCAGCTGCTCTTGCACGGAACCAGTCTGCTGATCTACGCTCTGGCTTGGTTGCTTTAATTTCATTAGTCAAGTCAGCTTGCTTACCCAATAGGTAATTCAAGCGTTTCTGTGTCTCAATGTCACCGCCAATGCCAGCAATCTTTTTAACAACGGTAGTAATTCTTCGTGTGATACCAGCTAACTCTAGAATCTTCTCGTCTCTAACCTCTTGAATCATGGCTTCTTTGTCTGCTTCAGACATTTCGCCAGTGAAGTTACCAAAGAAAATACCCTTGTCTTCGCTTGTTGATGCGGCTTTTCTAGCTTGCTGACGGTCACGGTTGATTTCAGCCTGAGTCTTACGTGGAGCTAAAGCTAATTCTTCTTCACGACCAAATACTTCTTGCTCGGTCATGGTCTTGGCACGTGGGGCAGGAACCTTCTTAGTAACAGGTGTTACTGTCTCACGAGTTAAGTCCTCGTTAGATACACGGTTAGCAATGTAGTCATCAGTTGCAGCTTGATTGTCAGGAACAATGAACATGTGTGACTCGTTCATGCTGGCGTTATCAATCTTCTCCATCAATGCGGTCGGACCATTGATACAGCCATAAGATAAACGAGTACCTTGACCAGCCTCTAGTGCCTGTAAACGATCCTTAGCATCTGATTCCTTGAGGTAAACGGTGTGCATGAACACAGCGTTCCAGCCCTCTTTGACGTTATCTATGGTGTATACAGTCTTACCGTCATAAGTTGCACTGCCTTTTTCAGCCTTAGGCTTGAACAAACCAGCAGGAGTGATGCGGTTTTCTTTAAAGTCAGTCTTGCCAACATAGGTGTCACCAAACGCCTTACCCAATAACACAGTGCTTTGAGTCATCAAAGAACCATCTGGATTGAATACATAGACCTTAGATGTCGGCTTATCAACAACAGTGAAATACTTGTTGTTTTTTTGCAACTCTTGTTTGAGTGCTGGGTACAAAGTAGCGTATGCCTTCTTACCAGATTCAGACATTCCTTTGGCTTCGGTCGGGACTTCCGCCTGGACAACTTGAGTTACTACCTGTGGTAATACAACAGCTGATGCATCGCTCATGTAGTTAGGATTGAATACGATGGCTACTGAGAGGATTGCAGCGGCAATCTTAGAGATAATGCTACGGACGGCCTTATTAACAGCCTCAGCCCCATCATTGATGTATTTAAGAGCATCTTCACGAATTCGTTTCAAAAATTCATCTGAATCATTACGCTCGTTGTAATGCTGTTCTAATGTATAAATTTCATTATTAGAAAGTTTATCTACTTGTTTATTAAGAATTTTTTCTTGTGTTGGCGTTAAAGTATCTTCAATTCCTTTTTGTTTTCTAAGTTCTTTTGTTTTTGCTTTAGCTTCAGCCAACTCTCTTGCCATTCTAGCCATTTCTGGCTCACGACCTTCAGCTTTCATTTCAGCATTGATGCGGTCCATTCTCTCAGCATATGACTCTGGAACACGCTTCATTGGGTTACCAGATTCATTAGTAGGTTTGAATTGAAACTCAGCGTACAACTTAGATAGCTGTTCTTTAGTCATACCAGACTCTTCAAGCTGTGCTGTCTCAAGATACATATTAATTTCATGCCTGTTTGCAAAGAATGTAATGTCTTTCAATGCTTGCCTTGCCAAGCCTTGCTTACGAACCTCTGGGTCAACAATCAAATGTTCTACAGTCAAATCATTTTCATTGCCCCTAGCAGTGTTAACTCTTCCGTACTCTTTACCTTCCTGCTTAAACAATACTTTGCTAGGCTCTAAGGCAATACGAACACCATTCTTTTCAAAAGTTCTGAACGGCGTGCCATTCTTATCAACATAAGTGCGTGGGTTTCTTAGGTCCAACATCTCATAACCAATATCCACTAGACCAGTCATAACAGGGTTTTGTATCTTATATCCATCTTCTGTTTCAGTTTTGCGTAGTTTCTTAAATGATGGTTCAACTCCTGCACGCTTCTCAATTAAACGAATTGTGTATGGATTTATTGTACCCTCTGGCTGCTTAGGGAATATCTCCAACATTGCTTTAGCATCTGCTGTAGATATTTTTTTGGCTGCAATGTCTCGCTTGAGTTGAGCTTCCGTAGATTGTATTGTTGTATTTAAAACGGCTTTGAATCTAGCCTCTTCCTCACGCTTTTCATCTTCCGCAAGTCTTTCAGCAATACGTTTCTCTTGATCTCTGCGTAAAGCCTCAGTTCTTGCTGATTCAAAAGACTCCGCTTCTTCTTTCTGACGCTCAAACTCTGCTGGATTTTTAAGATAACTATCAACAGTAGAACGTTGTTTTGGATTTAACTTGGCCTCTTTAATGTCAAGGCCTTTGAGTTTTGCATACTCAATAGCATTTTCCATGTCACTTTCATCAACCATGGCTTTAAATGCTTCCAAAGTACCAGAGGTAACGCCAGTTGTTTTCTTGGGTCCTTTTGGTTCTACAGCATTAATTATCTTTGTTTGCAACTCTGTAAGACGTTCTACGTTGTTCTTAACTTTAAACGTTCCATCGCCTGGAATTGAAATAGTTACATAGCTGTTTTCATCAACAGTAGATCGTTTCCAGTCATCTTCTGTCTTAATCGTGGCACGTTTGATAGCTTGGTCAAATTGATTCTTAACAGCCTGCTTAATTTTCTTGTAATCAACCTTTTCCTCAGCCTTATCAATAGCTTCTTCAATAGTCTTGGTCGTTACTGGCTCAGACTTGTTACCTTCAATGTGGGCTTCTTTCTTATATGCAAATGGTTCTAATAAGAATCCATAAGATTTAGCAATCCACTTACGAGCCAAATCTTTATTAGTGCCTACAAGAATTACATCTTGCGGTTCTTTAATTAAAAATTCCTGACCATTAAATGTAAATGCTATTTTCCCATCTTGGGCATATCTAATGTTGTCAATTTTTGGCCCAACTTTAGCCATCTCTGGGAATGAAATAGATTTAGATTGAGACTTAATTAAATCTGTACCAGACACATCTTCTCTGGTTTTTTCTTTATCTTTGACTTTAACCTTAGGTTCTTCTTCTACCTTAGGTTTAGCTTCTTTTGCCTTACCAATCTTCTTATTATCTTCATCGTAGTACTTTTTCAACACCTCGTACACGAACTTATTGGAAGGGAATAGACGGCCAGCGCCAGGCTCATTGTCTAACAAGTCTTGTTCAACAGCTGCATCAAACATTTTCTTGCCATGCTTGGCAATGAAGTCATCGGCAGTGTTTGTTTTATTAATGTCAAAACCTTTGTTATATGCCATATCTCTAATGGCATCTACCAGCTTTTCTTCGTTTAACTCTGTTGTAGTCTTTTTCTTCTCTTCCTGGCGTTTGCGATTAGCTGCGGCTTTATCTTCTTTAGAAGGCGCAGTCTTCTTTTTTTCTTTTTCTGGCTTCTTCTTATATTGCTCAACTACCTGTTTTGCAAAATCATCTATTTCTTTTTGTGTCAAAGGCTTTTCTGTTAAACCAAGGAATACAGATCTATAGCCCGTAGTGCTATCTACTCCAGGACCATAAAGGTCAAAGTGAACATTACCAGCCAATGGCGTATAGTTAACTTGAACCTTTCCTTCAGGCAAGTCAAATGTGTAATCGTAATCAATAGGCGATTTACTGATTTGGTCATAGTCTTTGAAACCAGCACCACCATTCTCATCAACCAACTTAACTGATTTTTCACCTACAGTAACTGCTGTTAATGGATTTGGATTACCCTTTTCATAAAGTTTATCGCCAATCTTGACGCCTTTAGAGTTAGGTAACTCTTGTATAAGATGATAACGATTCGGGTTTACAATCTCTTCATCTACATCAGCATCTGGATTTTTTTCTTTGATAGCTTTATAAATATCAATAGCTTTTTGCTCTTGAATTGTTGGATTAACAACTGGCTCATATCCTTCGCTAAAAGAAGTGTCACGACCCTCAGGCAAATCTTGATTAGCTTCTGTAGGGACTGTGCGAGCTGGAGTAATAGCCTTAACTTCCTCTTCGTCCAATACCTCTGTGGCCTTAGGTGCTTCAGGTGCTTTTTTCTCTTCAGCTAACTTCAAGAACTTATCAAGCAAAGCCTCAGCCTTATCTAACTGTTCTTTCTCAAGTAATTTGTATACCTGATTGGCCTGTGCTTTAGGCAATAAGCCAGCTTCTTCAGCCTGGGAGAATCGCTTTTGCAACTTAATCATGCGAATTGCATCATCATCTTCGGTGACTTCTTCTTCAGCTTCCTGAGTCGGCATTAAGTTCTCTGCACGCTTGACCAATTCCATCTTTTGGCCTTCGTCTTTAAGGTCTGCCAATACTGACATTAGGTCATGGTCATAGAACTCACCACGAACATATACCTTGCCATCTTCTTCATAAAGGTCATTGAGATCAACTTTATCTACCTCATCGGTGACATTGCCATCTTCATCAACGATTGCAACCATTGCCTCGCTAGGCTTGGCTGCTACAGGAGCAGTGGGTTCTTCAGCAGTTTCTAACTCTGTCTCGCTGATAGCACCACTAACTGGAGCTTGGGGCGCGGCAGCAACTGGTGCAGCGGATGGAGGAACTTCAGGTGTAACAGGTGTTACAGTAGGATCCTGTGTCTTATCTCTGGAAATAGCACCACGCACACCGCCTGGAGCGCCACCACCAATAGCACCTAAAACAAGGTTGGCAAATGAGTCAACACCCAATTCACGGACAACTGTTCTGTCAATACCTAGGTCTGTTGCCACACCTTCAGCAAGCTCTTGCAAGCCTTCTTCGGCTGTACCAACCGCAGCTCCTTTGGTAATTTTGGTTAGGCGTGATGAGGCACTCTTTAGCAATGCATCGTCAAACTTACCCTTGAGTAAGCTAGTTGTAAAGGCAGTACCCAACGCACCAACCATACCTTGGTAGTAGGCAGCTGTGTCGCCAGCCTTATCTTCAGTCATCTTTCTGGCCATCTCTGGCTTGTATCCCAATACCAATAGGTTACGGAAATACTCTGAATTCTTAGCTAACTCTTCGTCAGACATGGCTTTGATATGTTCACGGGCTGTATCAACACCCTCTGAACCCGCTTGTCCAAAGCCAGCAACACCACCGACCACAGGACTCTTAGCAATCACACCAATCAATAATGATGGCGCTGTGCTACCAAATACCTTAGATGCTTGACCAAAAATACCAGCAACGCTTGGGTCTGCACCTAGACTAATCTTGCTAAAGTCACCAGTTTGCAACGCCTCAATGATGTTACCTGTAGGCTGTGAGTCAGCCAAAGCCTGTTTCATTTCAGGCGTTACGCTGTCTTCAATCTGAGCAGAGATCTTGCTACCGTAATCTGTAAGGTCACGCAGGGACTGTGATCTTCCCAAAGTACGAACTTCATCTGCTGCTATTTTTTGTTTTTGAATGGTCTTTTCAGGAACTACGCTGACTTCAGTCTTATCTTCAAATAGCTTAGGCAAACGGAACGCCTGGGCAAAGTCATTGGCTAACTTACGTGGGTCAGCTAAGTAATTAAGAACTTCTGTTGGTTTTGTAAGAGCTTCACGAGAGATACCCGTAGACCCTGCCATAACAGCTTCAGGTGCGCCCAATGTGCCTTTAACAGCACCAGCACCAAATAACTTAGCGTAATCAGATGCTTTGATACCACCTTCATCGCTTACTGATGAGGCCATCTGCTCATAAGGAGTTACGATTGGTTTAGGAGTAGGGGCTGGTGGCGGTGGAACAATCCACTCGTTATTGACTAAGAAAGCCTTGTCGCCAGCTTCGTTGACCGCAGTCTGCGAGGGGCTTACCCACTCATCGTTAACTAGGAATACTACTTCACCTGTTTGTGGGTTTACCGCTCGCTTCATTCTATCTCCGAATTGTTAGCTCCTTTAAACTACGGTTGGATTTGGAATCCTTTTGGCGGTGGAGGAGTTGTTGGTCTCCCCCCCGATGTAGTAGAAGCTGGTTTAGTTGGCTTATTATCATCCTTTTTTACGTCTGGGTAAAGCTCATCTGGATCTTTTAAGTCAAGTAATTTACGAGTTGCTATTGACGTAGAGTTATAAGCGTTCTTGTAAGCATCTTTCTGCAACTTGTAAGGATTGCGCTCATAGTCAAACTTCTTAACTTCGTCCTGAATAAGAAGATTTTGGAACTTTGTAACCGCATCACGGAAGTTCTTATCTGCACGCTCCGCAAGGGCAGCTTCTTTAGTAGCAGCTGTATTAGCATCAACAGATTTACGCTGTAACGCAGCAATCTCTTTGGCATCTAACTGACCTTGGGCAGCAATAAGTGCATTGAGATTAGCTGTATCACGGGCATACTTAGACTTTTCAGCTTCAACCTGTTGTTGCAACATAAGCTTACGATCAGCCGCTTCTTCGGCAGATGTTCTGGCATAAGACTTAAGACCTTCTGCACCGCCAGCACCTAAGTTACTTAATAAATGGGGTGACTGACCAGCCATGGTTGCAAGACCCGCTTGAGTCAAAGCTTGCCATGGGGCTAGCCCTCTACGCTCTTCAATACCTTTAGCGTAATCTTCTTGCAAAGCTGTTGACTTAGCAAATGGGTCAGAGCCTGAATCCATAGCTTCTAGTCTTTTCTTAATTAGTTCACGATAGTCTGATTTACCACCTTCAGCAAAAGCAATGATGCCACCGTTGGCAGCCATGGTCATTTCTTCAGGAACCATATCACCAGTTGATATAGCACCAATACCAGAACGAGCCATCATTTCGCCAGCTTGTGGATTCATCTCCATGCGCTTACGAGCCATCAAAGCCTTCTCAACCATCTCTAGTTCTAGAGGATTAAGGTTAGGGCTTGCTAACAATTGCTCTAACTGCTTAGTAGACATCATCTCTACTTCACCGCCAGATAGGTAGCCAATAGATCCACCGTCTTTGTAACCTTTAATTACTCCGCCATCTTTCTTGAATCCACCAGACATACCGTAGATACCCAAGCCAGCCATACCTAGACCACCTAGCTGTGAGGCTACGTTTGGTGGAGCTGTATAAACTTGTTGAGCTGACTGAGATAACGGTAAGCCACGGAGCATATCTGACATGTAAGCCAATTGCTGGTATGGATAGTTCTTTTGCTTGAGGAAGTCTTGGTATGCCAAGTCCAAAGCCTGTTGACCTTGAGCCTGTTGCACTGCACCAACTTTTTGCTGTTCACCCAAGATACCCATTCTTTGACCGAATCCAGTCTGACCTAATTGGCCAAGCGTAGAGGCAGCCTGTAGGCCTTGACCCATACCTTGTAAACCTAAGCCAGCACCAAACTGTTGAGCCTGTTGAGCAGCTTGGAAAGCGTTTTGTGAGCCTTGAGCTTGAATGTTAGCTAACTGTGAACCTAAGTTACGACCAGCCTCAGAACGCTCTAAAGCGGCACGAGTACCACCAAAAGCACCAGAACCTACAGCACGGGCATTTAATGCACCCAAACCTTTTTGGTAGTCACGCATGGCCTCTTGCTTTTGAACATCCACCACATTCTGCATGTATGGAGACATAAAGGACTGCATTGATCTTGGATCAGTAGCCATGCTCATGTAATTACCACCAGCACCGATTGAGCCTAAGCCAGATAAAGCGGCTAGATTAGAACCTGCTCCAATCTCTGGGGCAACTTGCATATTGCCAACACCTTGGAACGCCTGTTGTTGCATAGGCGTAAAGTCTTGAATACGTTGACCACCGTAGGCTTGGTATGGATTGGCATTAATATCAGTCAGAGCTTCTGACTTGCCAAGCATATTCTCCACATAGGGACGTGCGTATTCTGGTATCGATGTCTGCGTTACCGTTTGTTGACTTGGTGCTGGTGCTGGGCTTCCGCCGCCTTTACCCATATCTATTCTCCGAGAGGTAATTCATAGGTTACCCATGTTGCCTTGTAACCATCGTCTTTAAACACTTTAGCCCATCCTGGTCTGCCTGTTGATTCAATTCCATCACAGCCAGATGCCCGTCCGAACTTCTTTAACAAATCAAGCATTGGTTCTTTCCACTGCTTTAAATCCTCACCGCCACAGAACTGCATGGCTAGTAACTTTCTTTTTGGGTAGTTGACAACGTTAGTAATCACTACTCCTTTAAACTCACCTGATGGCTCATATGCCACCCACATTTGATAGTCATGCTCTTTAACACAGTCATAAATATCATCTGACGTATAACGACCAAAGGTATATTTGGTTGCTTTTTCTGCAAACTTCTCAACCTTATTCCAGCAGGTATCTATGTATTCATTAGGAACCATAGAGACTTCTATCATGCTGGCAAGTGTTTCTTAGCTTTAGAATCTACAGCCACCTTACCTTTTCCTACAGTCTTCTTTCTGTCTGCTTGGATACGATCCATCATGGCATAGAGGCGTTTTGCACCTGCATCAGTAGACCCGTTACCCAACTCAGAAACAATACGAGCTGGGATTACAAACTCACCATCAGCCAAACGAGCTGGCTGTTTGTCATTAATCGTTGCTGGGATAGAGTCAGAAACGCCATCGCCTGGACCTTTGAGCATACGGCCACCATCAGAGTAACCGCCTAAATCACCTTCAGGCGTGCCGCCCATATTAAATCTCTTGGAATACTTAGCACCAAAAGACTTATCACGACCACCTGGAGACTGTTCAAAGTAACCAGAAATGTCTGAGTCCTTGCCTAGTTTATGGGTAACACCAGCACCGTATCTTGCAATGCCTGATTTCTCTGGGTTTTTGTATCCCAAAGCCATTAATTTCATCTCTGTGTCATCTGTCAAATCTTTGTTCATGGTTGCCAAAGCAGTCATATTTTTACCATCTTGGCTAATTCCTGGAGCAAACATAAATTCTTGAGGTTTAAATCCCATAGCTTTAGCTTGTTCATCACCAGCCATTGTGCCTTCTAAAAGACCCATTCGTTTAGCACGCATGAAATCTCTCATTTCATCTGGCATATCTCGCTCAAACTTCATTTGCTGCATCTGATCAAGCATTTTGTTTGTTGGCATACCACCATTAGCAAACTGTGGAATGTTGCCAGAAGAAGTTTGCAATGCACCATATCCATCGCGCATACCTTCAATAGCTGCCAAGCCACCAGAAGGCATATTGGTTAACTGTGGAGGAACTTGACCACCATTAGCAGCTTCGTAGGTTGGTAAAGCCTTGTATCCCTGAGTGAAATAGTTACGCTCACTGGTATCAATTGGGCGGGAAGGTCTGCCAGCAATATCGTATTCAATAGGCTGGAAGTATTGTGATTGACCAGCTTGAGGAGTTCTCATAGCCGTGCTGTATTCGTAAGGACGGATAGTTGCTTTGCTTCCAGGAGCTGATATACCGCCTTCATTTTGGCTGCCCAATACTGACAATAAACCTGCACCGCCTAAACCCATGGCTAACTTTTCATTACCAGTAAAGCCTGGTTTCATCATTGCTGACTTTGGAGGACCAGCCATTTCTACTGGCATATTGGTTGCACCAGTTATATCAGCTGCATAATTGGCTGGAACCATTTCACCAGCTGCATTATATGTAAATGCGTTTGGAGATGTAGAAGCTGCCTGTAGTGCTGCGGTAGGTGTATCTACGTTAGTTGTAGGTACATTTGTAGCCCCTGGTCCAGACATGGCTGCCATACCGCCAGAAAGAATACCTGAGGTCAAACCTGTTTGTAAGCCTTTATTAATGTCGCCAGTCAATAATGCAGTAGCACCGCCTGTTAACAAGCCCATGCCTACGCCTTGAGCTAAAGCGCCAGTACCTAAGCCTAGACCTGATCCAATAGATGCACCAAGACCTGGAGCAAAATACATCAATGCGGCAGATGCAGCAATCGGCAATATGTCATCCAAGAACCCAGCTTCTGGTAAACCAGTCTTTGGATTGATAGTTAATGAACCACCTTTGGCTCTGGCAATAGCTTCCAAGCCCGCAACCTCACGCGGAGTCATGTGTACAAGCATCTTGTCGTTGCCACGACCCTGCTGTTGTAAAAGGTTAGCTGTTGCTTGTAGGCTCATTCTTGCCTCGCTGAGTTGATTATGTTGAAGTTTATCATCATTAAAGTGCAGATACAAACGTTGCAGTGAGAATTACAGCGGGAGAAGCTGGGCTAACTGGAGCTGTGCCAGGGGGATATGTGCCAATTACCGTATCCCCAGAAACTGAACTCATCATTAACTGAACGTTATCCCCAGCATTTACAGGTATTACTATATTCCAAGCAGTTAATGTAGCGCCTAAATTAGCACTAGGGCCTGTTGGAACCGTAGAAACACCAGCTGTATTTGGTATGTCATTTGTATTTTTTCTAAACCAAAAAGATACGTTATCTATTGAACTCTTGGGGTTTAGAAGCTGAGCGCTAAATTGTATGTTGTAATAACCAGCTACAGCAAAGACAATTTTAGTATTATCTGCGGGGTCTAGAGCTACCTGATTGCTGACATCTGTTGTATCAAATGGGACTTGTAAAGCAGTAGTTGCAGATGGTACTGCCTGGGCTTCAGTTACATAAACTCCAGCAGAATGAGCAGCGCCACTAGAACCGTACTCTGAACGGGTAATTCCTGTAAATGAGGTGGCAGTTTTGCCTGTATAACTAATTAATTCTTTACCAATCAGAAGCGTACCAGCGGATGCAAAGTTAGCGGTTGAGGCTACAACAATAGCTGCCGTTGAACTTGAGTTTGGTATGGCATTAGTTAGCGTTGTAAAACCGTCTTGAGAAAACGCACCGTTAGGAAACTTTAAATAAGAACCGCCAGAGTTACTACTGAACTGCTGGGAGAAGTTATCAATCGTATTAAAGTACAAACGTAAGGCGGCATTTAACTGTTCTTGATACCGTGCCTCATACTCAGCTGGTGGAGCAATTAGAAGGTTGGGGGCCTTTGTTGGGATTATATTAGACATTATCTTCTTCCGTCAGGACGAATATCAATACGTGGGCTACCCAACTGCCACGCTGCACCTAAATCAGCAGACTCAATACGGAACGCCATTTGACGTCCACGAATACGGGTATAGACCTGACCAGTGAACTGCTCCACAGGAAGAGCTACTGTACGTTCTACCGTCTTATCGTTTGGTGCGCCATAAGCTGAACCAGCGTTAGTTCTTGGCTTGACCACCATCGTGCAGGTTGGATTCTGCACTGTAGATCCAGCAAACGTTACGTCAGGCAAGATACGCCATACAAAGCCAAAGTTATGACCATCACCAATATCAAAGTCTGATGATTGGATATAAGCATTAATTGCTGTAGCGCTAGGGCCAGACACATCATCGTTGCCATCTTCATGGTTCAATAGACGGCGGTTATAGTCGGCTGCAATTGGATACGGTAAAACGCCTGAATCAAGCCATGCTGTACGACCCATAGTGCCGTAATACCACACACGGTCTAAGTAGTTGTACACCACATAGCTGTCAACAACCGTTGAATTGGTTGAACAATAGAACCACCAAATCTCAGAATACTGCTCGTTAGAGGCAGCAAACACTTGATATGCTTGATCTTTATTTAGGTTCTGGAAAATAAACTGACGTACTGAGCAAGGTAAAGTTTCCACACGACCAGAATACATGAAGAACTTATCCGCACCCATCCAGTAGGTCACGTTGTTAATTGTGATAGCTGATTTAGGACCCATCACAGAAATGTTGTCCTGCAATAGGGTAAACCCGTATACATACGGTGGTCCTAGATACTGCATAGAATAAATCGCAGCATCGGTCAAAACTAGAATCTCTTGGCGGGTATTAACAGCTGTAACAATCTGAGATCCAATAGATAAACGTTGCTCACCAGACTGGTTGGTAGGGTCTGGAACCCAGTCAAATGGGTTTTCTTGATCAGACCAGCGAAC